AGCACGAGCAAAGGCAGCGAGACTACCCGTTACGTAATACTCAGTGAACATACTCTGAGGCAACACCATACGTGCTTGTTCAGGTGCGACTCCGTATGTAATCATCGCTTTGTAAAGAGTGGAGGCATGTGTAACTAATTCCGCGTACATTCCATCGAGATCGACTTCTTCGGCTTTGATGAGTTCTTCTGAAGATCCTTGCTTCTTGTTCTCTGCTGCCTTACGCCAACCATCTGGCATAAAGAAGTCAGGGTCATCACTTACATAGCGCCTAGACTCTTCATTGTAACTAAAACCAACAGTGTGCTTGAAACGCTGGCGAGCGACAAAAATAGGAACCTTTTCCCTGAGCACAATTTGTGGATGAGTAAAAGGGGTAAAATGTTGATGAGTAGCGAGATAACGAATAAGCTTAACATTTTGCTCTTCCGTATAGTTACTAGCTTCCTTAGAAAAAGAAACCCTCGCAGCGTTAACTACGAGGGTGTCAGTTCCCATCGAATCGATGAGGGTTACTTCCAAAACATCACCACTGTATTAATCGTAAGGGAGATAATCAATAGAACATCAATTGTACTACCATACTGATTAAAGAATTCTTTAAACTTAACCATCTAATTTTGTCTCCAAACTACCACCGATTGTAATATACCCGGTGTCAACATCTAATTTAATTTCATTGATAAGTAGATCTTGGTATTCAAGCATCTGGCCGTCGTCAACACCGTTCTGCTTAACCCATTCTTCAACTAGTTCAATTGGAAAATGTACCGTGAAGTCACTTTTGTTATCCAATATTTAAGCTCCCATCATATTTTCTAGTAGTTCCGTATCAATGTGTCCATTATTGAAGAGAATAATAAAAACATCTGAGGGACTTAGGTCATGTTCTTCAAGGATTTCTTCAAAAGACTTTTCTTCTAGTTCATTAGAGATATAATCCTCTATTTGTTTTTCATTCATGATTTCATCTTCCTTTTCATTAATCCAGTCAGCGAACATTTTTAATTGTTCTTGAGTTGCATTTTGTTTCATTGCATTTGCTAACTTAGAAATTACTTGAACATTTCCTTTGAAATATCCTTTGGAACTATCAATACGATCTATTGAGTAAGCATAAGGAGTATTTCTTTGGAAAGGAACTTTAAATACTGGACAAACTTTAGGAATTTTTATATCTTCTAGTTTCAAGTCAAAGACCTCTTTATATTTAGAGGACCTATACTTTGCTTGACCGAAAAGAAATATTCTTGGATCTTCATCCCAAATGTTAACTAAGTTTTTATAACGAAGTTTATTTCTTTCGTCGTCCTTACTCTTTTGAATTTCTGAACGTTCGTGATATCGTTGCCGATTTCTTTCCAATAGTTTTTCATACTTTTCAGGATCTTCTCTAAGTCTACGATAGTATTCTTTACTACTATTCTTCTTCATCGTAGATGTCTGTCACTTTCATCTTTGATCGTTTATAATCTTGTTTCCTACTGTCAACTACCTTCAGGGAGAAGGCTCCACGCATTTCGCCTTGTTCTCTTAGAGCAGCAGCATATTTATTTCTCTTCTTAAAATCCCTTCGAGTTTTTTCGAAGTCATCATTCACTGTCAAATTCCTTATGCTTGCTTACATATGCCGCTGCTTTAAAGATATTTTCAACTTTATCAAAGAAATAACCTATTCCTGAATTACATGCATTACATAACAATCCACGAACCTTATCTGTAGTGTGACAATGATCCACAACTACTCTATTATTTTTTGATTTGTCAGAATGATCTGTTAAATCTATATTACATATGTCACATTTACCATTTTGTTGTTTCCAAAGTTTTTCAAAATCTGACAATCTTATTTTGTATCTAGCCCAAAGTTGTTTATCCTTTGAGTATACGAAACCACCCTTCTTATAACCCGCTTTACGTTTTGCATTATAACAAGGTTTACAATAAGAGTGTACACCATATTTATTTGTTGCAGCTTTAGGGAACTCATGGAGTTCTTTTGAAACTCCACAAGCTTTACATTCCTTAACTACCATATTCTTTACGAAGTCGTTCAAGTGATACCCACTCAGGGTCATAAGAACCATCTTCTACATTACGCTTGATTACTACTCCACGCCACCAGAGCTTGTTGACTTCTCCAGCCCAACCACTTTCGTAATCTTGTCCAACACCGGCGACAAGACCCATGATCCTACGACCGCTAACAGTAGTCCGTACAGAATAATCAGTGATGTGTATATGCCCACATGTACAGGATACAAACTCCTTAGTAAGTAGGCTATAAGCCGGATGCTCCCCACCGACAGGGCGGCCCATAACGCCAGACACAAAATAGTGAGCGTAATGGATGCCATCAACTTCCACGATTCCTGGCGTATTCCCAGCATATTCTACAACCTCATCATAGTTTCGATCGAGACCAAAGTCACTAAATCCGATAGTACCTTCGAGTTCGGGTTGGAGATTAACAGCCCGCTTAACGCGGAACTCATGGTTGCCTTCCGTGAAGATACTATAAGGTCTCTTCTTCTTTGCCTTACGGATGGGATCCCAAAGTTTCTCATCAAAGTCTAGTCCTGCATTAATGTCTCGTTTAAAGGTACGACCCCAAAAGGACTTCTTACCCTTGTCGTAATCAGCCATAGATGGCATGTCGAACATGTCACCAAGGTTAACTACCACATCAGGCTTGAGATCTAGGATCAGTTTACCAATCCACTCTGCTCGATCATTATTGTGATCAGGGTGTGCGTGGGGATCGGGGAGGACCAAATGAACCTTACTCAACAGGCTGGTCCTTAATGGTATCCACAGACACCCACTCTTTAAATGCAGCTACCTTTTTAGAACCTACATAAAATACAACAGTCGGACCTTCGATTTCAAAGTAATCTGCTTCTACATAAAGGTCATAAGACATAGGTTTCTGGATCTGATACTTAGCCAAATTAATTTCCTTTTTTAAAATAATTATATGCAATGACAATAACCATTGAACCTACAAAAAGGTAAAATGGAATAAATGAAAGATGTGTCAGAATATCCATTATTCAAACCATGATGTTGGAATGTTCTCACGACCGATGCAATACTCGAAGCCATGCTTCTCTGCCCAGTCGCTTTGTTTCATATAAGTCCCATCCTTACGTCTGGAACCACTCTTCCCATTGGTATGAAATACGATATAGATTGTAATCTCTGGATGTTGCTTCTTTACTTCAATCATCTTCCTTTTAACTGAAGCATCGAAAGCCCTACCGTTTCCTTTATACTCCACATAAACAATGGAGCCATCAGCTTTTGTCACGACATAGTCTGGTATGTAGTCATGCTTGATGATGTAGGGGAGTTTAACAGTCTCGTATGTTACCTTTGGAACCATTTCCTTAAGTACATTAAAGCACTTCTCTTCACTCGGGTTCTTGAATTTCCTTTTTGCTATTGTCTAACTCCTTTACTGCACAATGAAGTGCATAGATGGCAGTGTTCAAGTAACTGTTTAGATTCTTATCGACTACCCTTATATCATTCAGGATCTGAGAGATCTTTGTTAGATCACCCGCTATTGTCCCGGTTCCCATAGTATAGGTTCCTGTGTTTCTGAGTTCCAATCTGATGCCCTCAAGATACGTGCCATACGTGCTTGCTGGAGAGCATAGTCTTCTGTATAACCTGCTTTTAGGTACGCATTGAGGACCGTTTCCCAAGTAGGTTGTTTAAGGAGTTTATGAGCAGCCACCGGTCCAACACCTTTGATGCCTCCATATCCGTCGATGGCATCCCCAATGAGCGTCTGATAGAGGTGGTAGTAGTCAGCATCTTCAGTCGTAATTGTTTGTAATCCACTTTCAGAGTCCTTAAAATATAGACCGGGGATTGTCTTGAGATCCTTGTCAGAGGAAACAACAATACAATTCTCTTCTGAGGTTGAGATAATACCCATGACATCATCAGCTTCAAGGTTTGGATAAATGACTGCACCCTGATCGATGAGATCTTGTCTGAGTTTCTTTAGGAGAATGGGGCGACGTAGGTTAGAACGTTTCCCTTTGTATGTGTCAGCAACAATAGTCTTTCTGAAGTTAGTGGTATCCGAAAGACACAGGATGTACTCTGTGCCCTTCAGATGATCCATGTAGAATGCCAGCTTATCTTTAATGGTTTTCCATACCAAGTACTCCTTGACATGCCATGTCCAATATCCTGGCTCTACTTCTAAAGCTTCTTCATGAGTTGCTGCTGATGTATACAGGAGTATGTCGGCGTCGATGAGGAGTTTCATTCAGTCTCCCCATGATGCCGAATTCGATGACAATTTGAGCAAATCATTATACATTTCTTCAATTCATTCCACAGCTTCAATCAATACACTTTCTATTGTGGCGAACTTGCCGTTAAGCTTGTAGCCCTCAGCTAGACCCTGAGCAAAACTCTCAGGATCATTCACCTCGTCAAAGTCAACTACATGGTCCCAAAACCCATCTGATGTAAGTCCGGAGACATACACCATGAGGAGTTCGAGGTCGTATTCAATATGGTATTCTAGGTGGTTCATATCACTCAACTTTGTTGATTACCAAGGAATGTCGTCGTTCAGTTCTTTCTTATCGACCTTAACCACATCTTCCTTCGAAGCTTCCTTCGTTGGTTCCTGAGATTGTTCGGCCCCACCACTGATGTACTCAACAAGATCGAGCACGGTGATGTTTTCAAGTCGATGACCCTTACCTTTGATGGTATCGTAGTACGACAGGTTAACCAGAACCTCAGTACCATTACCAAGTTCGACTGGGTCACCTACACGAGTGACAACAGTTCCATCACCCTTTGTGTACTGACGAACCTTGTTACCTTCTGCATCCTGATAGGATACATTTACCTTACCGGTGATTTCCGGTGGAGAGAAAATAACCAAGTCATCCTTAATTACCTTCTTGACAGGACGACGAAGCTGGAAGTAATCAGCACCATCATTCTCATCAGTCTTAACCTTCAACTGAAGGCCACTGGCTTTAAACTTATCCCATTCCTTATCGTCACGGGGATAGAAGGTTACCTTCCAGTTTTCTGCTCCCATAAAGGCATCCGGTTCATAAACCTTTGCCCACTTAATCGAACCGCGAAGGGTGAGGTAGCGAGTTGCCAAATTAGTAATTCCTTTCAGTTATTAGAATTCGTTGTTAATAGTTTCTTGAGGTTCGTCCTCAAAGACAGCAGGTTGAAATACAGGAGCATCCCATGCAGGTGCAGCGTTCCAATCAGGGACAGTGAATGAAGTAGGATTCCACGCAGCCTGTGTAGCACCAGTACCACCACCAGCACCAGCAAGACCAGTCAGAGTATAGTTCTTCTTCTTAGGTGCCTCGTAGTATTCCTTTGGCTCTTCCTTACGGTCAAGCTTGAGGCAACGAGCATCGAACTTAAGTCCAATACCCTTAGCACCCTGATATCGAGCATTCAGAGTATTGTATCGACCAATGGCATTCGGAAGGAACTCCATCCCATCGAGATTGTAGAGTGTCATCTTGCGCCAACCTACGTCCTCAACAAAGCGACCATCTTCCTCATGAAGATACGAACCAGTGTCGTATGCCATGTTGATACCGAAGTCGAACTTGTCGATAACGATCTGAGGGAAGTCCTCATCATCTACCTCTCGATGTCCGATCAGATCGATCCTCTTGCCTTCGAAGGTAAAGCCCCATACAGATGTGAGTCGTTGAGGATTCTCACGCCCTACCTTGGACCTCTTCTTTTTGTCTCCACCATACTCCTTAGTCTTGAGGACCATATCAGTGACACCGAACTCAGCAACAATGGACTGAGCTAGGTCATCAATCTGTCTGTGATTGTCACTTGGAATAACAATGTCGTAGTCTTTTGGAGGAAGACCAAGGATAATGTCCCTGACTGCTCCTCCGGCAAGGACACTGTTAGCGTGTCCCTTCTGTGCTTGTACATAATTAAGTACGCTTTTTACGAGGATATCCACGTTAATTTTTCCTTAATGGATGTCGCTATATTTCTTACCGTAGGCGATACCACAGGCAAGCTCTCTGTTAAGTTTCAGTTCTTCATTTAGTTTAGTCATTGCCTCCTCAACGAGGGCGGTACATTGGTCTTCAAAACCCTCACGAATGCACAAGATGAATTCGTCATGCATCTGTCCTGTGAGTTGCTCTCTGACTTCGAGGATGAACTCTACCCATCTGTCGAACACATAACTTGCAGTTCCCTGCACCAGTGTACTGAAGATGTCCTTTTCAAATCGAAGTGAGTACCAGAGCTGACTTACTGGATTGTACAACCACATCTGATCATTGACGACCTTTGTGATCTGAACCGAAGCGATCTTCTTGATTGCCCAATTCTTCTTCCAATAAGCTGCATGGACCATCGCCGCTGTCTCTAAGTCGATACCAGCAGTCTTGGCCAATCGAGCCACACCTGAACCATACTGACCGTTATGTTCGATAGAGGTCGTTAATCTCTACCCGCTTTCGCTGCTATATATTCCTATATAGACCAGACTATATCATCACTCTTTGTGAGTGTCGTGCGCTTCCACAGACTTCTGTGTACTCTCTTTCGAGATAGTCGTTGCACCTTCCCTTTCGGGCTTGGCTCAGGATTGTCCGTTCTGGAGTTTCCCTGAGTTCACACGATTTTACATGCCCAAATTTAGGCATAATTACCGTTCTTGAAGACATCACGGGTAGGTGAGATGCCCTTATCTGTTCCATCCTTATACTTCAGCACTTGCTCAATAGTTACAGCGGATGCCGATAGTGCTAGGGACAGATGTGGGTCATAACCTTCTTCCATCATTTCTTTGACGAAGTCAGGGTCATAAGGATAGATGAAGTGTTGTTTGATACGATCCTCAAGAGAAGACATATCAGCACCACACAAAATCATACCTTCTCCAGCAACAAGAGAGGCACGAATGCCATCTGCATATAGCTTTCCAGGTTTTGGCAGATTAACGATTGTGGTATGTTTGAAACGAAGAGTGTTTGTCAGACCAGCAACCTGTGCCTTGATCCATCCATTCTCCTGATCTCTCAGGAAACCTTTGAGGATGCCAATCCTATGTTGTAGGACAGACAAACCATCTAGGAGTTCTAGGGATGGTTCTTTAGGATACAGAGCCTTGATGCTACCACAAATTCCTTTGCCGTGCTCAAGATTGATCTGAGAGTTACTCTTGACCTCACCAGTCGTTTTGTTTTTGACTTCCTTGAATGTCCTTGGGACCCACCCCAAAGTAGTAAGCCAATCTTTTATCTGCGAAGTAGAGTTCGGATTACCTTGTTCATACCCCTTGGTAATCTCGATTGGTTCCTCATGACTTGGTGGAAGCTTTCTCTCTGACAGTAGAGCCATCCAGTCCATACCCATCTTCGAGTATGACCCATCTTTATTAAGGAACCGTTTGGGCTTATGTTTGAATGTCACCACAGGAACTGGTGGCATCTTTCTCGCTAGAGTGTCAATCTTTTGGGACTGCAACTCTGTCAACTCAGCAAGAGCTTGTTCAGCATTCTCGATATCTAGCTTCCACTGTGATCGCTCTTGAAGCATGGCACAATAGAGTTTGAAGTCGAGATACTTGAGGAGTTTCCATACTCCATCAGATGATCCATAAATATCGAAGAGGTAACGATACATCTTATTCCAAAGCATTACGTTAATCTTAACGTCTTCAGAACAACGATGCTCGTACTCTTCTTGTGTCTGGTTCAGCCAGTCGGTGATCACCGGTTTCTTGACACCAAGATCCTCACCCCATCCGTCAAGTCCATGATTGAACCTTTCAGGATAGAGATACCAAGATAGAGACAGTGTGTCTACCAACTTAGCAGTGATCTTAATACCAAGGATACGCTCTATGTGGGGAATGTCCCATCGCCTAATATTATGTCCGATGAGAACTTTTGCGGACAATAAAAACTTCCGCATCTTGTCATAATCATTTGTTACAAATACATTCTTGCCTTGGGGGCTACAGGCAGCTAAACAATATAGTTTTGTCGGATTAAGACCGTCTCCTTCACAATCAAATACCCATATTCCATTCGCCAATACTAACCTTCTTCCTCAATCCAATCATATACAAGGTAGCCAAACACAAGTGGCCACATAACAATCCACAAAAGAAAATAAAACCTTGAGGTGCTTTCCTTTCGATAGAAGAGATTACAAAGGGCAACAATAAGCCCTACTATAATATACACAAAAAAGAAGTCCATAACTAAAGTACTTTCTCAATGGTATGGCCAGAGTATACTGTAAGGATATCAGAAGTTTCAAACTTAGGTTTTTTCTTTCTACCAATATACTTAATTTGGTTAGTCTTTAGGTAGTCTTCTTTCATTTCATCTAAGGTTTTCATCTACTTCTTTTGTTCCTATAGTTTAATTATAGCATTAGTACAAAACACTGTCAACCCCTTGGGAGGGTTTTATACAAAGAATTTTCTTCTTGTGTTTGTCGATACTGTTGCAATGCCCCACACCCATGAAGTATGAGTGCAAGAGCTACTACAACACCAAATAAAAGAATGAACTTATTCATTAGGTAACTCCAGTCCCATTTTATGAGGGTCCACCAACATGAGACGCTCCTCATCATATATGCCATAACCGGCTGGTCCTTCCTTCGAACCAATCAGTCGTGCCTTCTCAACAAGGATGTGTGTTTTAAGCCTCTCTAGTGCGTCTGTAGACGTTTTGTCACGAGCCAGTGAGATAACAGTGTTTGCTACCTTACTGATGTTTCTAGACCCTCTGGTGAGTCCATCATCATTAACGTGAGAGATCATGACCAGACAGAACCCTAGTTCCTTTGCCAGAAGCTTCAGCCTCTGAGAGATACGGTCAAGTCGCTTACGTTCGTCGTCACCTTTGTCTCCACCACCAGTTGCCAACCAAGAGATGTGGTCAAAGAAAATAACCTCTGCTCCACATGCTGCAACCATAAACCTTACGTTATCTATGAATGCATCTTCATCCTCAACATCGAAGGAACTGTGAAGGACAAATCGGTTCTCTTGCTCTCCCATAATATCTGAGAGGATCTTGAGGACTTCATCATCTTCAAAGTTTTCTTCTGGATGTAGGATTGGTTTCTCAGAGAAGTATCCGGCCATAGCTCTAAGAGTTGTGCCGTTATCCTCTTCCAAGTGGATCAATCCAACAGGATGCTTGGTTGTCTTGAGCACATGGTTTTCGAGTGCTCGGAAGAACTCCGATTTACCAACACCTTCTGGTGCCTTAACCACAATGACTTCCCCTCGGTGTAGACCGAAGAGCATTCGTTGTAGATTCTCGAATGGATAGTCAGCAAGCTTTTCTTCCCTCTTAGACTTAAGGGCTTCCTTGAACTCACTGAGTGTACTCAAGAGATTGTCAGGAGTGTAACGTCGGACACCCTTCCAGGCATCGTAGTACTCCTTCATTAAACCATCGGTCAGATAACCGTTGGCATCCTTGCCTTTTGACAAGCAAAGATTGTACGTCTTCTTAAAGTCAAATAGAGCTGCTACCTTTTTCGCAGCGTCTTGTCCGGGGGCATCATTATCAAAATTAATAATAATACGATCAAATGAATTAATATATTCATGTTCTGCGATACAATCAGCCTTGGCACTTGCTGCATTACGAACAGAGACAACTGCACTCTCTTCGCCTAGCATCTGTGCTACAGACATCGTATCATATTCACCTTCCGTAATGGTGATGGCTCTACGTGAACCAGCATCAAATACGTTCTTACCGAACAAGTGGGCTTCAGTAAAATTACCCTGAGTTCGGAACTTCTTCTCTGCAAGGTTCCTAATCTTGATACTTCCATTCGGATAGAAGAAAGCATCTTCGATTGGTGTACCTTCATAGAACTTAGTCTGTACCCCATACAATTCTAGGATACGTCTCTTTAGTCCTCTGTGTTCATGGAATTCAAATTTAAATTGTGTATTATCCATATCCTCTTCTTTTTCGTTTCTAAAGAATTTACCCCCACATGAGCCAAAGCAGAAACCCTTGCCATCTGTGTCAATGGAATAGGCATCTGATGACTTACCGCAGGGACAAGGCTGTGCTGTCTTAGCCCACTTTCCTATCTCTTATTCCTCTTCGTCGTAATAAGAATACTCATCACGCTGCTCTTGAATGACCTCAGCACATTCAATACAGATATCATGCATTCGGTCTTTGGGATCAGGGGTGAAGGACATACGTGAACGGAAGTCACCAATCTCTGTGGCGATACTTTCATTTGTCACGCAGTTGCAGATTGAGCAACGATGGTGTCCACTCTTATTGTCGTATTTGATTAGGTCCTGAAATTCTTCTAGTTTACTCATGAAATTTAATTATACCATTTCTATTTGAGGTTGTCAATACTAGAGATCATCTTCCGTATCACCCTGTTGTTCAGGGTTGTACTGTAGTTCAGTGACTACTTTTTTCCACCCAATCTTTCTGTCTGGATTACCAAGAGTAACCCAACCTTTATGAGGATAAATATAAGAAGAATAACATCCTAGTGCCCCATTCTTATCACGAGCTTCCACCACACTTCCATATTTCTCGAAGATCAGATGGTACTTTTTGTCAACACCTTTTTCATCATACCAGATGATTTCATCACCCTTCTGAAGATCATCCCATGATGAAAACTGTTCAGTTGGAATACTGTCGTCTATTTTCAGTGGGTCCTTCACTGGATTACTTGTCATTGAAGTCCAACCCCAATCATTGTTATTGTCAAACCAGTCTCGCCATTCAGAAATCCTTTCAGTCCTTGTAGAATAAGTCTTCTTCTGTTCTTGACGAGGAGCATCCTTCTTGAAAGCAGTTCGACTTTCCCAAGGCTTTGTCCTTTCTCTATAGGTCGTCATCTTTAGCTCCGCTAAATCCAATGATGTCAAAGATCATCATCACCATCCTCTTGTTTTGTTGGATCGTATTGAAGTTCACCAAGTGTTACGTAAGATTGGTCAACATACCAACACTTGTTGTCCCTACCATGACCTACTTTGAGATCTGGCGGATCAGTGACGTAGATTATGTACTCAACGAATTCTTGAGGCTCTGGTGGTTCACCATCTTCATCCTCATCCCAGTCGTCATAGGTTTCTGTCCATGAATCCACTTGTTCAATGATACCGGCTTTGATACCCATGGAACTACCGGGGATATCTATGTTGACGATATCACCTATATTAAATGTCTTCATCTAGATCTCCTTGCTGCTTAGGATCATACTCTAGTTGCTTAGGGGCAACCAAAATAAGAGATCGCTCTGATGTTGATATCGCAAACTCTTTGTATGAAAGACTGTCATGAAAGATGACACCATAGTATATGTGGCTACCAATAGAGTATTCGATGGAAACAATTTCTCCGTCTTTCCACAAACAAAACTCATCAAACGTTCTATAGCTTACCTTATCCCCTATTTGAAATTTAGGTTTGGCAGTCATAATTCCGAGATATATCAAGACCTCTTTGATTACACTAAATATCCTCATCGGTATCCCCTTGTTGTGTGGCGTCATACGTCAAGACACCTGAGACAAGATTCTTACTCCGAGCAGATATCCAGATAGCCTTATCACTCTTGGTTCTATAAAGAGTATTATAGGTTGCGTCTTTGTTAAAATACTGAGAGAGAAATGTCGAGGCATAATTCTTATAGAAAGAAGTTCGACCTAGTTGTGAATTCGTCTTCCCACCTTCCACAAGAACGAGATGCATATCGTGTTCACCAGCAATAACGGTGCCGAAGATCTCAGTCTTAGTATTCTTATTAGTATACTTAATAAAACTACCTAATGCAAATTTCATTTCAAATATCTTCCTCTAAATCTCCCTGCTGCGTGGGATCGTATTGAAGTTGTGCAGGACGAACATTTTCAGCAGGCTCAGTGGCGGTGTATGGGGATCCAGTCTTTTCCGAACCCTCATAGTGTGCTACCCATCTTGCTCTGATGAATGGCTCCATTTTATTAGGAGTTGGACCATATCCTTTACTATTCAAGAACACTTCAAGGACTTCTCCTTTGAGGTGACTGTACTGATTGTGAGTAATTTCATCCCCTATATTAATAGGAATGGTAGTAGACATCGACAAACTCCTCATCCCTTGGATTATTACATCCATAACTGCGGCAGATTTCCAGATTGTTCGATCCCGAGAAGGCGTCAAGGTATTGTTTAAGATCGACCACGTAGACCCAAGCACGGATACTCTTCTCCTTCTGAATTGGAGACATGAAGGTGACCCAACGTTGCTGACGTTCAATCATATCTCCGTTACCTTCGATACGGTCAAGTTGTGTCAGTTTACGGAGGGGTACACCATACACATCACCTTCGATATGCTTCTGGTCTTGATCTCTGAATAGTCCATGAGATGTCTGGATCTCACCCTTCTCAAAGGTGAACACAAAAGGCTCAGGGATATTGTGGACCGATTTGACATTCTTGTTCCTCTGCATGATATAGTTATCATCGAAGGACATAGCTGGCCCGTAGTAATGGCAGCCCTCAAGGATATCATTCTTGTTCCTCCCGTGTCGCATGTTCCCCGTAACTAGCACGGGGAATTCATCATGCGTTCCTCTTTTCAGAGCACGGAAGTCTGGAGTGTTCGAGTTAGCCTCCTTCATCATAGTGAAGCTATTACTACGCGGCTTCCGAATTTGCATTAGGTTCTTCTCCCTTCTTCATTGCAATAATACGAGCTTCAGCCTTCTTCAGCTTGTTCTCAAGGAACTTGTTTCGAATGAACATACGATTGTAGTGTTCAAGGATCTGACCGAGCATGGCGATAGCGAACCATTCACCATGATTCTCTTCGATGATATCATACCACTCTTCCTGAGTCAGGTTGATGAGTTCTTTGATATCTTCCTCATCTTCGAAGTCCCAAGTGTTGACAACCTCTGACATCGCCTTGAGGAGCTTAGGAGATTTTGCTGCGTTGGAGTCTGACCACTTCCTAATATTCGACCCCACACCACTCTGAGCCCCACCCGTAGTCGGATGCCCGTTGTGGCCTGGATACTGGTGAGGCCACCCCCAGTGGTCGTCCATGTGGTCCTCCCAAAAAGGGCCACCATGTTCAGGAGCTACCTCCTTCTTCGACGTTTGCGCCGCTCTTGCCGCCTCTGCTGCTTTGCGTTCAGCTTCGAGCTTTTGAAACATTGGACCACGCGACACCTTCTCAAAGTATAGCGTGTTGGACACCCAAACCTCACCTGATG